GGGGGTATGAATATAGGTTTATAGGCTGGAACGTCCGCTGTAGGCTGTCTCAAGTACATCTGAGGGATGTAAAGAGACTTAGGTAGGTTAGGCCTAGGAAGGTTTATCTGCAATTAGTTTAGCCTTCCAGGAATCTTTGACAGTTTGAGACCAGACAGTAGCTGATATCCCTCTAACTTCAGCAGATTCTGCACTAACATCAGTATCTACAAGATTATCTGAGCCATCTAATGTACCTGGGTTTAATACTTTACGATGTAATGAACGTGTAAGTTCAACCCCATCTTCTTTAATTATTGTAGCTGTTCTTACGTGAATAAGTTTATATTCACCAACTACTTCAATTTTGTCCTCTTCTATTGTTTTTGTTAAAGCCATTAAACTTTCTCCATAAATGTTGCTCTTATAGTTCCGCCGTCAAAGTTTCCAGTATTACTCTTGAAAACTACATGTGATAATTCACCAGCAAGTACTATATAACCAGCGGATTGATGTGAAAAATTACCTGCTCCATAACCACAAGAACTGAATATCCAAGTATTATCAGCTTGTTCTTCAAAGTTTACAATAGCTGTAACTTTATCACTTCCCCCACCAAAACCTTCAAAAGCATCCCAGTCGGCTGCATTACTATCAGAACTTACACTTGTACCACTCCCATCAAAGAGACTAGCACCACCATAATATCCAGAAGTAACAGCAGTTGACCCAACTTTTACATACATACCTTTAACTGATGTACTTGCTGTTTCCATATTTAATATTTGAAATTTTATGGAAAAACAGTTAGAAGGTACTGCAAAAGAAACTTCAGAATTACCGCTTAAAGTCGTTACAGCTGATACAGTTTGCCTTACATTTACAGTACTAGATGGTAATGTTACTGAACCAGTAAGTGTAGTAGTTCCATCTACTGTTAAATTACCTTCAACAGTAACATTTTGTGAGCCATCAAGGGTGATATTATCAGCACTACCACCTGTATGTCTGAGAGTGTTTGTTATTAGTTTACTCATAATTATGCCATATAGGTTATTGTACCGAAGAATCTAGTTGCATTATTGAAATGTGCTTCCGTTAAATCACTTGAATTACTATCACCAGTTTGATATGGGATAATATCAGTTGAGCTTGTAGCTAAGCCTATTAATGGTTCAGTTACACTAGAATTAAATGTATCATAATAACCTAAATTAAAAGCTCCTCTTCTTACGACAGCAAAAGGTAAACCATGGATTCTCATGTATCCGCTGCTACTACCTTTATTGCTAAGTTGGATTTCGAAAATACAAGTAACTAAATTACCTACTTTTGTATAATGCCCTGACTGTGTTGTATAAGCAATACCTGTAGTTCCACTATTAAAGGATATTGAAGGAGTCCATGTACCCTCCTCATAATCGTCCAACGTGTTCCCATCAGTATTACTAGTAACTCCTAATACAACACCTTTACCAGCAGTACCAAATAGTAAGTCACCTCCGCCAATTTTTACATCATGATCACTTTGAAGTACTAAGGTATCATAACCACTAGCTGGATCATTAACTAATTTAAAAGTATCATCAGCATGGTTATATGCAATTAATCCTTTGTTTTTATCTCCTTGTCCATCGGTCATTACGATGGAAATGTAACCACCAGATTGACAATTAAGTGCCATTCCAGTTTGAGCATTACTGGTATTACCTACGACAAAGTCTTGGTTACCAGCATGAACATTACTTACTGTGGTACCACCTACTATAACGTGTTCAGATGAATCAATAGTTATAGCGTTAGAGTTAGCACTAGATGAAATACCATCTACACCTGCATCTGCCCAACTAAGAGCACCTGAGCCATTTGTTTGTAAAAATTGATCTGCATCGCCATCATTTACAGGAAGGGTTAATTCAACATCTGCATTACTAGTAGTTGAAGCCGGCCCCTTTAAAGAGACCGACCCACCAGACCCACCTGTTGTTGTTAATTTTACTGTGCTCATTAATCTGCTGCCTCCGTCGTATTACCTGCTGCTACCCATTCTAAATATTCTTGATAGTCATTGTTTGCTCCATCAAGTGGTATTGATGTTTTACCATCTTTAAGAACCGCAACATTAGCTGATCCTTCTGGTGCTTTTTGGAATTTATATGTTGTCATAAGTTAAAGTTCTGCGTCAAAAGTTAAAGAAGCTGCATTACTATTATCACTAATAATCTGACCTGTTAAACCGACAGTTCGTGATGAAGATATGGTTGCATAGGATATTCCATGAAAACCTAAAGTTGATGTGGCATCAGTAGAAAAGTCAGCAGTCCAACTTGATAATGTATCCTGAGTCCAACTTCCTGAAAAAACATTACCTTTAAATGTGCCAGCAACAGTTAGGCTCGGTGCTGCTCTCATTGGTGCGAAAGCTATATTTACATAAACAGCATCTCCACCACCATGAACTGTTGCTGTTATATTTGTTGCTCTGTAGGAATTAGAATTAGGAACACCAAATTTTTGACAATAACGTCGGCATGCTAGAAGTTCAGCATTAAATGATTTATGCTCATATTCAGTGGCTGTGCCTGAATCATCATGATCTATTTCATATTGAACACCTGTAATATACCAATTATTACTTGTTGAATCTGCGAAATTAACCTGTCCTGCATATTGACCAGTGGCACCACCTCCTCCCCAGGTTGCTGGTAGATCGTTAACGTCACCACTGTTTCTACTAGAACCAATAGATAATCCCCAAGATATATTCAGACTCTGAGCAGTATCATTATCATAAGCACCTGATGTATCAGCTGGTACACTTATTGTGTATCTATTCCAATTAGTATCTCCTACTGTATATGAAGCAGCAAAATACTCAGCATTATCATTATCGTAGAAATTTACAGTATATACACCAGTTTTATCAGTTTTTACATAGAAAGATAAAACAGTTTTTTTAGCACTTGCAGTTCCTTTAGCAATGGATTGTAAATCTTGACCTTCAAAATGGTACTCAAGTCTGTGAAAATCGCCTGCAGCAAGACTTGTATCAGCAGTTGTACAATCACATTTAAGTGATGAAGCAAACCCATGAGGTGCTTCAGAATCCTGAGTCCATGTAAAGGCAGGGTCACCACTACTATTTCTAGTTCTCCATCTATCTAAACAAAACGCATTGTCTGTTGGATCAGCAAAGCTTGTACCACGTTGTGCTACTTGCATAGCACCATTAATTATTAAATTTCTAAACGGTTGTGTACGTTTGGATACTGCAGCCCAACTGTTATCTCCCCTTAAATATGTGGAGGAGCTTGCTGAGCCTGATGCAGATAAGTGAGCTAGATCAACAGCTCCTGCAGCTAGTTCAGCAGAATCAATAGCATTATCTGCCATTGTACCGTTATCTACAGTATTATCAGGTAAACCACCAGCAGAAACCCCTGTTATGGTTCCACTTCCATTAATTGCTATTGCCATTTTAAACTATTGTAAGTGTTCGGTTTGAAGGTACAGTAATAGTTACTCCACTATTAACTGTCATTGGACCTGGGTACAATGCGTTATTAGCAGCTGCTATCGACCAATCTGCAGCTACTGCGGCTGGTGCTTCATATCCCACAGCTGATATTTGTTTACTAACTGTTTGATTACCTGTTACAGCTAACGTAGACCCATCAAATGTAAGGTTAGCTTCACCAACTAAACCTGATGAACCATCAGCTGTTGTAATTCTATTATTTGCATCATTACTAATTGAGACTCCAGCAGTTCCCCATTCAGGAGCCGTAGCACCTGAGTTCATTTTCAGAACTTCACCAGCAGAACCTTTAGCTAATCTTGCTAATGTATCAGTACCACTACCATATAGAACATCACCTTGAACTAGAGATACACTTAATTTAGCTCCAGTAACTGAATCATCAGCAGGTGTTGTTGTATCAGGAGGAGTAGCCCAAGCACCATTATGTGCTAGGAATTGACCTGAGCTTCCAGCTGCAGGAACGTGTGCACTATTACCTGTAGAAGCGTTGTGATCATAAGCCCAGTTAGATGAGATTGATTCAGCTGTTTGACCGTCTACAGGGGTATCGTCTATACCTCTTTGAGTGTTTGTATCTGGAGGTGTACCCCATGTTCCGTCATGCTTTAAGAACTGACCAGAACTACCAGCTGAAGGAATGTGAGCACCATTACCTGTACCAGCATTATGATCGTATGCCCAATTAGAGGTAATAGATTCTGCTGTTTGACCATCAACTGGAGTATCGTCTATACCACGCCATGTATTAGTATCACTTACAGTGTTAGTAATTGTTATAGTATCACTAGATCTAGCAATAGATAATCCAGTACCAACAGCAATAACGACATCATCAGTTCCACTACCAGAACCCCCTGCTGTCAATCTAATTTTTTCAGAAGCAGAATCATCTCCATCTACACAAGATACACTATATGTTGTATCACTACCTGCAGAAACTGTTTGCCATGAACAGCTTCCATCACCGTCTTCTCTAAGATATTTACTACCTCCAGTCTCACCAGTTGATAGTATTGCCGTACCTTCAGGAGTTCCTGTTGCTGCAGCTGCCCATTTAACACCAGATGCTTCACTGCTATCTGCTGTCAATACATGAGTATTACTTCCAACTGCTAGTATAGTTGCATCTCCAGAACCATCACCAACAACAATTTGTCCTTTAGTTCCTAGATCTGAGTGCATTATAGCACCCGCTGCATTTACATTAGTAGCGTCTGTTACATCAGCTGAAGCTTCTATACCATCTAATTTACTCTTAAGAGTATTAGTAAAGTTATTTTGAGTTAACCCACCATCTCCGACTGTATAAGTTGTATTAGTATCAGTTGCAGCTATTGTTAAGTTATCTCCACTTGGAGTTAAGGTTATATTACTTCCAGCAACGATTGTTAAATCATCATTACCACTACCAGACCCACCAGCTGTCAATCGTAGGATCGCATCATCGCTAGAGTCTTCCCAGGTATGGGTATATGTTGTATCAGTTTGACTTACAGTATCCCATGTAAGCCCACCACCTGCACTAGAGTTTTTCTTCAGGAATTGTCCGTCAGACCCAGCGTTACTGATTTTAAGATTAGCTTCATCAACAACATCATCTGCTATTGTTAATGCTCCAGAACCTGTAACTTCTCCTGTATGAGTTGCGTTGGTAACTTTAGCTGTGTTTGCAGCAACATCTGTGGCTATATCAATACCATCTACAGTACCACTAACTACAATATTACCTGTAACATCTACACCAGTATTAGTAGTTTCAAACTTCTTACTAGCATCATAGTATGCTGCAACACCAGCATTTTTAGTACAAACAATAGCACTTTCAGTACCGTTTGTTCTAATATTAAGATCACCATCAACTACATTTAGATAAGTATGGTTTCCATCAAAATAGAACCTTACATCTCTACCAGTACCAAGATTAACTCCAGCATTGTCATTAAAGATTAATGAGTCATTACTCTTATCCCAATAACTATTCGCTCCATCACCTTGGAATATTACATCTCCAGCATGATCTGCACCATCATCTGTTGTAGTTCCTGTTACATTTATACCACCTGAAGTTGTAGATATCTTTTGTGAACCATCATGGTAAAGTTCTACAGCTCCGTCTTTCTTAGCTACAATAGCTTCTTCAGTACCATTAGTTCTTATATTTAGATTACCAGTAACTACATTCAAATATCCATGAGTTCCAGTATGATAGAATCTCATATCTCTATCAGACCCAAGACTTAACTGGACATCATCATTTAATTTTAATGTATCATCACTTTCATCCCAGAACATATCTTTACCAGCATTCGTACCATTATCAAAGGTTACGTCACCAGTAAATGTACCACCAGCTTTAGGCATTAAAGTACTAGGAGCAGCTACACCTGCTTCCCAAGCACTACCACTATATACTTTTAATTGTTGAGCTGTACTATCGTATGCTAGATCACCTTCAGCAATTGCATTACCCCCACCATCTGTAGTAGGAGCAGAAGGACTGAAGTCATCTATTTGATAAAGATCAGCAAAATTATTTACATTCGAAATGTTACTAGCAACTGTATTGACATTAGCTATAGACCCACCAACATTAGTTACATTGGTATTATTACTAGCAACTGTGTTTATATTAGTAGCATTACCCGCTACTGCGTCTATATTAGTTTCGTTACCAGCAACAGCGTTTATATTAGTAGAGTTACCTGCTACGGCTGTGATGTTTGAGTTATTACCAGCTACTGTATTTATATTAGTAGTATTTCCTGCTACTGTAGTTACGTTACTAGAAATACCTGCAACTGTTGTTACATTACCAGATATACCAGCAACTGTAGTTACTTCTGAAGATTTTGGTGTAAGTCTATGGAATGTATAAGAAGGGTTAGCTGCATAAGCTGCATCACTTAACGCTTTTGTCTCTACTAAAACACCGAAACCAGCTGCTAATACAGTAGAACCACATCCAGTTATAGTTAAATCATTAGATAGATTATCTAGTGTAGATGCTGGTATTGTTACTGTACCAGTACTAGGTGTATAAGATGTTGTAAGTGTACCAACTGATACGATAGTACCAGCTGCACTATTTATATCAGGGTTAGTAGCAGGGAAGTCTGATTCATCTGCAATTGGTACAAAACCACCAACTTCATCTACTAAGTTAATAACTCTATTATCTACAGCCTTAGTTGTAGCAATAGAAGTGTCATCAGACACCCATGATTCACTTGATACTATCTCTTCAGTACTACCTATATTATAGTATCTAGCATCAGACGCTGCTGTTGTATAATATGTTGTATCGTTTGCTGTATGACCTGACTGTTCGCTATTTGTAATCTTCGCTGCTGCAGCTAAGTCTGTTGCTGTATCAGCGTTACCTGTAACTGATCCTGTGATATTACCCGTTACATCACCTGTAACATCACCTGTAACGTTACCTGTAAGGTTTCCAGTTACTGATGTAGTAGTTAATACTCCTGTAGATGGGTTATAAGTTAAACCAGAATCAGTTTCAATACCTTGTGTACCGGATACACCATCTACAAATGTAGGGTAAACAGTTTCATTATTAGAGTTATTAGATGTAGCTGTTATACTAGTAGCTAAAGAGGCAGTACCTGTTAGATCACCTGTAACACCTCCAGGGGCTGAAACAGCTCCTGTTAGTGTAGAGATACCATCAACAGTTAAAGTACCATCAACGTTTAAATTAGCATCGAAATCTACGTTTCCTTTAGTATTTAACGTAGTATCCATGACTGTAGCACCTGCTACATTTAATGTACTATCAAGTGTAGTAGCACCTGTTACATCAAATGTACCAGCTATATCTATATTAGTATCTAGTTTAGCAGAAGTTACAGCATCATTACTAATCTTACTTGTTATTACTTTATCTTGTTCTCCATATAGAACTAAGTCCAGATTATTATTTAAATCTGATGCTCTAATAGAAGATCCTGCTGAGAATACTGCTTTAAGATTATCTACATCTGTATTCCTGTATATCTTAATTGATTTACCCGCAGTCGGTATATTACCAGCGGTAAATTTAATAGCTGTAGCCGTTGGAAATGTGTATTTAGTTGTTTGAGTTTGAATAACGTTGTCAACAGTGACTTCGACATCACCCTCTTTAAAATATGGAAAAGGAAACGAGTACTCGGTGGAGGCAGTACCAGTTGCTGTATGTAATTGTTCGGTAGTTGCCATTATTTTTTAATATTTAATACAAGCAAGTAAAGCTATGTTTCTTGGCCTAGCTTCAGATCCGCCGGTACTAGAAATAGATGTTGTGTGACTGTGGGAACCGTCAAAAGAAACACCGTCTGTATCACTACCATCTACACTTGAAGGTGTGTTATCCCTCATTGTTACTGAGGTCTTTGTAAAGACACCACTAGCAGAACCGTTATTACTGAAACTTTCAGAAATACCTGTAATAGATCCAGTTAAAGCTGTACTAGTTGTAGTTGCAGTGTGGGTGTGTGCTTTGTTATCATCACTTTGAGCGCTTCTTATAGCTCGACCGCCGTCAGTACCTTTGCCGTCGTCCCAGCCTCTAACGAATTCACCACGTAAATCAGGTAAGTTTGCACCAACTATAGCATACAGTGCAGAGAAATCAGTAGTAATACCTTGTGTAGTACCGCTACCGTTTGCGATAGCATCTCCGTTACATTTTAAGTAACCAGTAGGAGCAGCGTTACCTGCATACCATATAACAGAACCTATAGGAGTTTCGACACTCCCTCTACATGCAGTTGATAAATGTTCTAGATCTACACTAGCGTTTACATATTGATCACTGTCAACTGAGTTGGCAGACATATGTTCTAAGTCTACACAGCCGGTTACTAATTGAGCGCTATCTACAGAGTCACTATCTAAATGTGCATTTTCTATACTACCATCTACATAATGAACGCTATCAACACTATTTGCTCCTAGAGCAGTAGAAACAGAACCTGGTACAATAGTCCAATCATTAGCACTATTAACTTGAATATGATTCTTAGTTGATGCAGTTAAAGCAAGTCCAGTACCAGATGGAGTAGTACTGGCTTGTTCAAATTCTTGGGCAGCATATAAAAATTGTTTAGCTAGATTATTTAAATCTTGAGCACGTATTGAAGAACCTGCTTGAAAGACAGAATTACTCTTATCAATATTAGTATCTCTAAAGATTTGAACATCAGCACTAGCAGCTGGCGCAGTTACAAATGTAAGAACTGTACCTGCTATTGTATAATGAGTAGTTTCTGTTTGCGTGGTCCAATCCCCGCCAGAAGGCTTAACTCTTACCTTTACATCTGAGTTTGCTAAAAAGGGAAAGGTAATTGTAAATTCTTTATTAGAATTATCGCCTGTGTAATTACTTTCAGTTGTATATGGCATAATTATTTAGGCATGTTTAATGTTGCTTTAAGTTCTTCATTGTCTAAAATTTGATCTATATCTCCCCTTTTCTGATTTAGATCAGACTCCATTTTCTCATACTCACGTTGTCTGATTCCAGATCTCATTGGTTCATGCAGATTATCTTCAGCTAAACGCTTAGTTTGTGCGTATGCAAGTGTGAGTCTAGAGAAAATATTAGCGAAATTAGTAGTATCTAATATTTCAGATGTAATGAAACCTCTTCTTTGAGCACGTATTATATTGACAAAGCCTTTATAAACTGTGCCATCAGGTGCTGTATATGTTAACTTCTCAGCATCTTTCATTATCTCTCGTACTTTCTTTTGATATATACCCATCTCACCCATCTTACTATTAATAGCTGATATCTCATGACTTTCAAGTTGAACGCCTCTTTGACTTAAATTCATAGTAGGAGAACTATTAAATTCTATATCAATAAGGAATTGACGTTCTTTAGATGGCTTATCGTGAATCTTAATTGGACCCCTATTAAACACTCTAATGAACCAATTCTCTTGATAACCTACAGGTTTTCCGTCGATAGGATCAACCAAAGGAGGTAAAGCACGTTCAGGATCTACAGCATCTAAGAAAGCGTTTCTATTTCTTAGAGCTTCTCCGAATTCATTACGTATTTGACGTAAGCCAGGGTACAATACCTTACCTAATTCATTCCTTAAACTACCTAAAGGTACCATATTATTACCAAAACTAGCAGCAAATCTTACAGCAGCTGCACCGTTACCTTGTAATACATCATGTAAAGGTTCTAGTTGAGATAAAATAGATCTATTAGTAATAGCTGAACCAAGTAAAAACGATAGTTTATTAAATAAATCCTCTTGTACTGCAGATGTTAGGCTATCAAAATTATCTACAACATCAACAGTAAGCGCTAACCAGTCGCCTAGTGGCCCCATCCATTCATAACTAACTACTTTATTAGTACCTGGTACTGGACAAGTCTTAGGTTTCCATCCACTACGTAATCTCATACGCTGTCTAGCTTGATCATAATGACCTGTACCAGTACATCTGTTATTAATAGCAGCAAAACCAGCAGCAGTAACAAATAAGCTACCTATAGCTGCTTTACCTTTAGTCTCATGTCTAAGTCTTTCAAAGGTTTCTGGATAAAATTCATCTATCTTTCTACCTTTACTTTTTAAGAAATCAACCATTTCATCATTACTGAAGGCGCTTAATTTCTTTCTACCTAATGGTCCCCAAAGTTTTTGATAATCAGAAGATAATACACCAGCTGGACTCCATTTACCAAATGTATCTATAACATTCGCAGTAGTTCTAGGGAACCAGATGAACGCTCTAGCAGCAGGGAAACGTTTAATAAAATTATTCATCCCTTCTACAACAGGTGAATCAGCATTTAAAGCTATTTCACTAGTAATAGCATCTACATTATCATTACTAATTATTCCGTTTTTATCAAACCAACTATTATAAATCCCTTCAGAAACAGCTTTTAAGTTTTTATCTGTAATCTCCTCACCTGATTGAACTAGTTTATTAATAGCAGTATACTTAGCTTCTGTATTGGCTACAACTGACTTAGCAAAACCGTCAAGTGCAGTCATTGAATTACTACCAAGTCGTAAAGCAGGATCCATTGCTAAAGCATCTAGATCTTCATAAACACTTAATAGCATTTTAGCACCATCTTCTCCTTGTTCAGAAGCAGCGTCAGCATAAGCCCTTAAGGTATCTAAACCTTTTTCTGCTTTAATTGCAACGTCACTACGCATTACATAACTTACACTTTTGGGATCGTTAGATGCTTTTCTAAAGACCAATCTCATGTGGTCCAAAGCTTTTTGTAAGGTATCATCTAATGCAAAGTGAGCGGTCATACCTTTTTGAGCAGCTACAAAGTCACCTTCAAGCACAGCACCAAATACAGTCGCTGAGCCTCTGCCAAGTAAACCTGTTAGGTTACCAGCTCCAGCTCTGAATGGCGTACCAATTGCTGATAAAGCAGAGTTAAATAAATTAGCCCACCATACTTTATTGATAATAGAAGGTACATCAGGGTTTTGATCATAAATAGCCTTCTTGAATACACCTAAATTCTCACCTGCCCAAGCATGTAACTTATAGAGCTGGTCTATATTACCATCAGTAAATTCGTTAGCAAGTAAGAATGGTTTTAGAAATTCAGGGTTTTCTCTAGCTACCTCTTTTATTGTTTCAGACCAAGCCTTAGCTTTAGGTATAATTTCTGTAAGTTTACTGTTACTACCGTCTAGTATTGCTTCAGCTGCTGCACCCATTATACGTGAATCACCTGTCTCTACAGCATTATTCCAAGTGTTCATACTAGCTAACATAGAATTCGCTTCGAAACTAGCTAACCCTTTTTCTACTGTTAGGACTTCTAAGCGATCTGCCATTAAATCAATAGTTCTATTAATAGAAGCACCTTCTTCCATTAACCTAGCTCCTTCAGCAAAGTCAGCTATTTGACCTGCCTCTGAGGTTGCTAGATAAGCCCTAGCTTTATGGACATCTAAGTCCAGCATCTGTTTCTTTAATTGCTTGACAGCTGAACTAACGCCCTTTTTACCTGCAAGTCTAATTGGAGAACCTTCTACTGATCTTTTGAATTCATCTAAAATTCCAAGAATATCATCAGCATCTACTCTAGGGTGTAATAAAGTAGCAGCTAAATTTTTACCAGCTTCATCGATGATATTTTTAGATATCCTTGTACCTGATTTAAGAGTCTTACTGAATGGACCTGCTTCTTTAATTTGATCTGTAATCTGACTAACAAGTGTTCTGCCAGCAAGGTTTTCAAACTCTATACCTCTTTTTCTACCAGCTTCACTAACTAAATTACCAAGTCTACCCCAACCAGATTCTATATTATTCTGGATCTGGGCAGCATCAGCCATAGCACCGGGGACACCGTCAGCATCTACAGTACGTACTAATTTTTCTCCTTCATCAAATAGAGGCCAATTAGGAGGTTCTTCACCTTTACTGATATAGTATTCACTAAGTTCGTTTAGTGCATCTTCCTTCTCAGCATAACCTTGAAGAACTTTATTTTCTATTGGTAAATTAGAATAAGTAACATCACTAAACTTATTTGTTGTTAGTTCTTTGAGTGTTTTTTCGCTTACATTACTACCTTTATCTGGTACAAATTTAGCAGTACGTCTTAGGCTGGCACCAGCTTTAATTAAAAAAGCAGCACCTTCCACAATACTTGCTAATACTCCTAAGATAGCACCTTCATTAACATTCTTAGCACGTTTCTCACCTGCTGAATCATCTGCGTTTGTAGCTATACTTTCAGGTATCCATTGAAATATCTGAGGCCAGTAGTTTTTTAAAGTACCAGCTAAGTTATCATCTTTTTGATTCTGCTCTGCTACATAATCTACCATACCACCTGAGCCGATATCAATACCAAACTTAGCAAAGTATTGGAAGGACTTAACATTACCTAGTTTTTGTAACCAAGGTGAAGCGGTAGCTGCAGCGTGTGCTTTAGCGCCTGCTTTTATAAGCATACCTCGCAATCCTAATGAAGGTATTACAAGTCCTGAAATATTACGCAGAGCAGTGTGGACATCACTTTCATATTGAGGAAGCTTAGGTATATCAAATGTATCACCTGCTGACAAGAAATTAACTGTATCAATAAGGGTATCTGAAAGCCCAACAATAGGTGCTGCACTTTCGTATACATTTCTAGCTGTACCTTCTAGTGTATCTTGTACGAAACCTAAAGCCCCAGGTCTTTGAGCAGGTTGTCCAGCATCTACCCTGTCTTGATAGACTTGATCCATACCACGGATTCCGCCTGTGGGTTCTGCTTCCGTAGCAGTCACGCCTTCCGTAGAAGGTTGTTGAATACCTACTTCTTCTGAATTGTCCGTAGATAATTCTTCAGTTGGTAATTCTGTTTGATACTCATCTCCAAGATACTCTTCTAATTGAGAAGCATCCATAGAGTCAATATCAATAGTTTCATTTTCCATAATTATTTAGATTAGATGTAGTCAGTTTCATAATCAGCATTTGAAGCTGGGTTTACATCAGAACCGAATCCTGGCGATCTGCGTTCATCTTCTGTTTCCTGAATACCTTGCATAGTTCTATCCAACCTCTCCTTAATCTTCTTAGCCTTCTTTCTATTAATTTCTAATAATCTAGCAGCAGCTATCTCTTCTGCACTAGCGGCAGTTTCCTCTATTGTCGATTGGAATCCCTCTGCTCTTCCTACCTCTGCGTCGGTGAGTGCTTTTCTAAACCTAAGTAATTGGTTTGGTGAAGCGTTCTGAAGTTGAACACGTTTAAGTATATATACTAAATCATTCTGACCACTATTTCTTAGAGTCTGTTGTATGGCTACCATCTGTTCACTTG